AAAGTTCATCGAGGAGGTGGAGTCTGACGACGCACAGATCGCGGACATCCAGCGGGACAAGAAGGACCGCTTTACGATGATCAAGGCCAAGGGCTACAATGTGAAGGCGCTGCGGCGGCTTTTGGCGGAGCGTAAGAAGGACATGGGCGAGGAGCAAGAAATGCGAGACGTCATGGAGCAGTACAAGAGCCTTCTGCTGTAATTCCTGCGGGAGTACCTCCCTCCGCAGGATAGCCTCCGTCGAATTGTTCTCCCTCTTCGACGAGAGGCCGAAGGTCCGCCGTGCCAGTCGGCGGGCCTTCGTCATTGAGAAACCATCGCTGCCCTGCTATTGTACCGAGGACCACGGACCTCGGAGCTCCAGCATGCGCGAAAAAGGCACCCCCTCGAAACGCCCAGTTTATCAGGAGCAGCTGCGGGAGAAGTTTCCGTTCTATCCTGACAAGCCTATGCGCGATGTCCTTGGCCCTGTGCCCTCGAAGCCTGTTGGTGGCGAGGGCTACAAGCAGCGTGACAAGGACGGCCGGGTCATCCGCGCCCTGAGCGGGATCATGCAGAAGGGCAACGTCTTCAAGGGGACGTTCTGATCGGTTGTTTTTGCACTCCGGTGAAACCTCTGCTATTGTTGCCCCAACCTTGGCCAAGGAGCCCATCATGAAAACTGCCCCTACGAAGTCGACTCGTCCCATGCCGCGCCCGTCGGAAGGGCGTATGGGTGTGCTGCGCGAACGCGCTAAAGAGACTGCCGAGATGAACCGCCTTGAGGGCAAGATCACCGGCGGCACCGAATCCAAGGCCATCGCGCAGGACCTGAAGGCTGCCAGCGAAGACCGCCAGACCCCGAAGAAGTCGGGCATTCGTGTCACCGGCTCCGGCGGCAAGAACCCCGGTGCCAACCTGAAGCCGATGGCGAAGAAGGCTGGCGGCGGCATGGTCGTGGGCTACAAGGACGGCGGCTGCGTCATGTCGGGCCGCGGCGGCAAGTACAAGGGCTCGATGTAATGGCCAAGATGACCCGCAAGATGGACATGGGTAAGAACATGTCCGAAGAGATGGACGACGAAGAGGACGACGAGGACGAGTCGGAAGACGAATCCGAGAAGACCCCGAAGCGTCGGGTGAAGAAAGTCACCGTCGAGGAAACCTTTGCCAAGGGCGGAGCGGTTCGCCGCAGTGGCTGCATGATGCCGGGCCGTGGCAGCAGATTCATAGGGGTAAAATGATGAATACCGCAGGAAAACTGAAGACTGCTCCGGTCATGAAGTCGAAGAAGTCCACTGCCAACGCAGAGGCTAAGTACGACGCCAAGATGTCGGAGCTGGACTATCCCGGCACGAAGGGCGTTGCCCTGCCGGAAGGTGGCAAGCAGCAGGTCAGCGGCTTCAAGTTCTCGGGCACCTACTAAGATGGGTACAGGTCAGGGACAGGGCGGACAGCCCATGCAGCAGCCGGGGGCGGCCGGAATGGTCCCACCCGGCGGAGTCGCGTCTTTGATGGGTCAGATGCCTCCGGGCATGGGCGGGCCGATGCCCCAACCTTCGCAGTCCCCGCTGTTCGCTGCCATTCAGCAGCAAGCACCGAACCTGCCACAGTCCTCGGCTATGCCTCAACCCCCTCGGCCACAGGGCGGCAGTTTCATGGCTCCTCGGCCACAGGGCGGCAGTCTCGCGGGCCCCCCGCGGCCGCGGCCGCAGGGCGGTATGGGCAAGGGCATTGCATCAATGATGGGTAGGTCTCGATGAACAAGCCCTCCAAGATCGCCAAGGTCATGCGGGAGTTCAAGGAGGGCAAGTTGCACTCCGGCAAAGACCCGAAGGGCCCGAAGAAGGCTCCGAAGGCCAAGAGCCGAGCACAGGCTATCGCCATTGCCTTGTCCGAGGCAGGGGTTCCGAAGAAGAAAAAGGGGAAGTAAGATGCCGCCGAAGGGTGATCGTCCGAGCGCGTCGAGCAAAGACCGCGACCGCCAAGGCCCGGCTAATGCCGGAGCCGGGAACAAGAGCAGCGCCCCCAGCAAAGGCGTGAGCGCGTCTGCCTCGGCCAAAGGAAACGCGGGCGCGTCTAAGTCGGCGGCTCCCGCAAAGGCCTCCGCCCCTGCAAAGGCGGCAGGTGGTGGCAGTGGCTCCTCAGGCACAAAAAGTGTCGCAACTCCTGCTGGTATGCGGTCGGTATCTTCGACATCTTCCGCGGCTTCCGTAAAGGCTTCCCCTGCAGCTATGTCCGTGGCCACCGCTCCGAGAGCTGCGGCTCCGGCGATGACACAGGCTCGGGCGGCCGTTCAGCCCACCGGTCCGGGCGGACCGAGTGCGGTTGACCCAAAATCGTTTAACGCGGCGTCTGCAGCCGCCAGAGCTGCAGCCCCCGTATCCGCCCCCGTCTCGGCGGCCCCAGCCACATCCATTCGCCCTGAGGCTCGGCCTGCAGAACGTAGGGGGTTTCTTGGCGGATTTACGAGCCTTGCCGACATGTTTGACGGCGGAGGTCCGGGCCAGTCAGGCACAACCTTCGAGGGTCGCCTCGCTGGACTTGCAAACGCTCTTGGCTTGAAGCCCTCCGCCGGGCGGGCGGGCGACGGCGCTGCCCAAGCTCCGAGGTCCATGGACCGGGATGGGCCGGACCGCAGCGGCATTGCATCCTTGGCCCCTGCAGAACCGGCCCCTCCGGCCAACCCAGAAGTTCCTGCCATGACGGCGGCAGAACTGGCGATGCTTGGCGCACCCACCACGCCTATGGCTCCGGTGTTCGTAGACTCTCCCGTCTACGCTGCCCCCAACATCCCCACTGGTGCAATCAACCCGGCCCTGAGCTACGGCGCAGCCTTTGGGCAACCTACCCAGAACATGGGCATGCCTGCCATGAACCCCTATCAAAACGTGAGCCAGCTGGATATCTTCTCGCAATACCCGTACTTAGGGCAGCGTTGAGGAGGTAGGACATGGCCGCAGACCCGAATTACCTTAGAAGCCTGATGCTTGATCGAGGTCTGCCCGACTATGTGGCAGACGCCTTCCTGATGAACTTCGAGGATGAGAGCGGCTTTGATCCGGGGATCAACGAAATAGACCCCATTGTTGAGGGGTCTCGCGGTGGTTACGGCCTGTATCAAGCAACGGGTCCGCGTCGTAGGGCTTACGAAGAATTCGCAAAGATGCGAGGGGCCGCGTTGGACGACCCTGAGGCCCAGATCGACTTCATGATCTACGAGCTGGAGGGTCCGGAGCGCGCTGCGGCCGAATCCATCTTCGCTGCCCCCGACACGCGCTCGGCGGCAATTGCGATTGCTCGAGACTTCCTGCGCCCGGCCCCGGAAAACCTTGAGAAGCGCGTCGCCAAATACAGCGGTGAAACCGCCGCCCGTGATCTCACGGCGCGTCTGAGCGGCACCGCTCCCCTGAGCTACGGCTCCGCGGGTGTCGCTGTAGACCCGGCCGCCACCGAACGTGAGCGCATGGATGCGATCATGTCCGGCTTTGAGATGATGACCGAAGGCTCTCCGGAGTACTGCCCAGCAGGCTATGTCTACGACATCGTGTCTAGGGGCTGCGTCCCGATTGAAACCTACAGCTCCAGCCCTCGCCCCCGGGCCGCCCCAGAGCGTGGTGCTGCGCTGCAGCGTTTTGGCTTGCCCAGTATCGCTTGATGGTCACCTACCGCAGAGCGCTGCCGGAAGACTTGCCGGGCATCATGGCTTTGGCCAAGGAGATGCATGCGGAGACCTCGTTCCGGACGCTGTCGTTCAGCGAGTCAAAGTCGGCGACGGAGATCGTCTCCTGCATCCTGAACCCGAACATGTTCGTCGCGGTGGCCGAGGACCGAGGTCAGATACTCGGCATCATCGCTGCCTACCTCGACGCACCCTTCTTCTCGGACGATCCGGTCGTCTACGACCACATCTGGTTCGTGGGGAAGGCGGCCCGAGGTTCGATGGTCGGCCCCCGCCTGCTCAAGCACCTGTCCGAATGGGCTAGACTTTGCCGGGCAAAAGCTGTTTTTGTGACTTTGGGCTCTGACGTGTCCCAAGATCGCGTCGGAAAGCTGGTGGAACGACTCGGATATAGCCGCTTGGGAGGCTACTACCGCAAGGATATCGACAGTGTCTAATCTCGAGCTGATGCCAGACGAGGCCCTGAAGGAGTATCTGGAGCTCATCGAGGCCCGGCGCACCCAAGAGGTGCGGGAAAAGGCCCAAGAGACGTTCATGCCCTTCGTGCACCACGTCTACGAGAACTTCATCGAGGGCAAGCACCACCGGGTCATCGCCGAAAAGCTCGAAAAAGTGGCCCGGGGCGAGATCAAGCGGCTGATCATCAACATGCCGCCGCGTCATTCGAAGTCCGAATTCGCCTCATACCTCATGCCAGCGTGGTTTTTGGGCCGGAATCCGAAGCTCAAGATCATTCAGGCCACCCACAACACCGAACTTGCCGTCCGGTTCGGCCGCAAAGTGCGAGATTTGATCGATTCCGACACCTTCAAGGAGATTTTTCCGAAGACGGTGCTCAAGGAAGATTCGAAATCGGCGGGCCGGTGGTCCACGGAGAAGGGCGGGGAGTACTTTGCTGCCGGTGTGGGCGCTGCCGTGACCGGCCGCGGGGCCGATTTGTTCATCATCGACGACCCGCACTCGGAACAGGACGCCCTGTCGGAGACCGCCTTCGATAGCGCCTACGAATGGTACACCTCCGGCCCCCGCCAGCGTCTCCAGCCGGGTGGCGCGATCATCATCGTCATGACGCGGTGGGGCAAAAAGGACCTGACGGGCCGTCTTTTGGCTGCCCAAGGCAACGACATCCTCGCTGACCAGTGGGAAGTGGTCGAATTCCCTGCCATTTTGCCCTCTGGCAACGCTTTGTGGCCGGAATTCTGGAAAACTGAGGAACTTTTGCGCGTTAAGGCGGCTCTGCCCCTCGCAAAATGGTCCGCGCAGTGGCAGCAGCTGCCGACATCGTCGGAATCGGCCATTATCCGCAAGGAGTGGTGGAAAAACTGGGACAAAGAGAAGGTTCCGAACCTTCAGTACGTCCTGCAGGCCTACGACACGGCGTTTTCCAAGAAAGAGACGGCCGACTACTCCGCAATCACGACTTGGGGCGTGTTTACACCCGTCGAAGGGGAGCCAGACGCAATAATATTGCTCGACGCCAAGCGCGGGCGATGGTCCTTCCCCGAATTGAAGGAAGTTGCGTGGGAGGAGCACGAATACTGGGAGCCGGACATGGTCTTGGTCGAAGCCAAGGCCACCGGACAGCCTCTGGCGGACGAATTCCGAGCCCGGGGCATCCCTGCCTTGACCTTCAGCCCCGGCCGGAGGGGAAAGGGCGGTTTTGACAAGAACACCCGGATGCACTTGGTTGCCCCGCTGTTCGAGGCAGGGCGGGTTTGGGCTCCGATGGAGAAATCCTTTGCCGAGGATGTCGTCGAAGAGGTGACATCATTCCCATCTGGCGACCATGATGACTTTTGTGATAGCATGACATTGGCCCTCATGCGTTTCAGGCAAGGCGGCTTTGTTACCCTGAACGGCGAAGAAGACATGTCTGAGCCCCAGCACCACAAGAAACGGGAGTACTACTGATGGCAATCGTTGACAGAGCCATGATGGCCGACGACCTGCTGGCTCCGGACGTGGAGATTTCGGTCGATTCTCCCATGGAGTTCCCGGGCGGCGCTGAGATCATCGAGGACGCCGACGGCGGGGTAACAGTCCAAGCCTTGCTGGCCGACGACGCGGTCGTTGCGGGGATGCCGGACCCGGCCCTCGAGCATAACGCAAACCTTGCCGAGTACATCGACGCCAGCACCCTACGCAGCCTCGCCAGCGAACTCTTGGCCGCCTACGAAGACGACCTTCGGTCCCGTCAGGAGTGGGAAGAATCCTATGCCAAGGGTCTGGACCTTCTGGGGATCAAGTACGAAGAGCGCATGGAGCCGTTTGAGGGAGCCTCCGGCGTCACCCACCCGCTGATCTCGGAGTCGGTGACCCAGTTCCAAGCGCAGGCCTACAAGGAACTTCTGCCCTCACAGGGCCCCGTCAAAACCCAGATCATGGGGGTGAAGACCCCGGAGACTGAGGCGCAGGCCGCCCGCGTCAAGAACTTCATGAACTACCGCATCACCGAGGTCATGACGGAATACGATCCGGGCATGGACCAGATGCTGTTCTATCTCCCCTTGTCCGGCTCGACCTTTAAGAAGGTCTACTACGATCCGGTGCGCGGCCGCGAGGTGTCCGAGTTCGTTCCGGCGCAGGACTTGGTTGTGCCGTATTCGGCAGTGGACTTGGACACGACCCCGCGCGCGACCCACGTCCTCAAGATGCAGGGCAACGACGTCCGCAAGATGCAGCTCTCCGGGGCGTACCGCGACATCGATCTGGGCGAAGGCAACTCCACGGACGCCACAGACCTCGTCAAGGAGAAGGTTGACGAGATCGACGGCCGCTCGAAGAGCTTCTCGGACGACATTCGGACCCTCTTGGAGTTCCACGCGGAGCTGGAAATCGAGGGCTTCGAGGACGTCGATATGATCGGCACCCCGACCGGCCTCAAGCTGCCGTACATCGTCACGGTGGACAAGGACACCAACGAGGTCCTGTCGGTCCAGCGCAACTACAATCCCAACGACCAGCTGAAGCGCAAGCGTCAGTACTTCGTGCACTACAAGTTCCTGCCGGGCCTTGGCTTCTACGGCTTCGGCCTTGTGCACATGATCGGTGGCCTTGGTCGGTCGGCCACGTCCATCCTGCGCCAACTCATCGACGCAGGCACTCTTGCGAACCTGCCTGCAGGCTTCAAGGCCAAGGGCATCCGCGTCCGCGACAATGACAGCCCGATCCAGCCCGGCGAATGGCGCGAGATCGACGCTCCGGGCATGGACCTGCGGAACGCTCTGGTCCCGCTGCCGTACAAGGAGCCGTCGGCAACGCTGGCGCAGCTGCTTGGCGCGCTGGTCAACGACGGCCGCCGCTTCATCGCGCTGGCCGACCAGCAGATGAGCAACCTCAACAACGAGGCCCCGGTCGGCACCACCGTCGCTCTGCTCGAGCGCGGCATGAAGGTCATGTCGGCGATTCACAAGCGCCTGCACTACGCCCAGAAGGCCGAGTTCCGCCTGCTGGCCCGTGTGATCGCCGAGAATCTGCCGCCGGTGTATCCGTATGCCGTCGCTGGGGCTCCGGCCGAGATCAAGCAGGCCGACTTTGACGACCGCGTGGACGTGATCCCGGTCTCGGACCCGAACATCTTCTCGATGTCGCAGCGCGTGACGCTGGCCCAGACCGAGTTGCAGCTGGCTCAGAGCGCTCCCGAAATCCATAACCTCCGGGAAGCCTATCGGCGCATGTATCAAGCGCTGGAAGTCGAGAACATCGACCAAATCCTGCCGCTGCCGCCCCAACCCCAGCCGATGGACCCCGCCTTGGAGTCCGGCATGCTGATCCAAGGTCAGGTGCCGCAGGCCTTCCCGCAGCAGGATCACGACGCGCACGTCCAGAACCACTTGGCGCTCCTGCAGATGGGCATCGTCTCGATGACCCCGCTGTTGGTTGGCGTCATTTCGTCCCACATCTTCCAGCACCTGTCGCTGAAGGCGCGTGAGATGGTGGACGCTGAGCTGGCGCAGCTGAAGCAGCAGCAGGGAGCCCAACTGGGCGCGCAGATCGGCTTGGCAGCCCAGAACGGGCAGATCGCCCTGCCAGACGCCATGCAGCAGATCGGCCAGATCGCCGCCCTGCCGCCGCAGTTCACCCCGGACCAAGTTGAGGCCCGCGTGGCACAGGTCTTGGCCGAGTTGATGGCCGAAATTGCGCCGCAGCTGTCGCCTCCGCAGGGCCAGAACCAAGACCCGCTGGTCATGATCCGGATGCAGGAACTGGCTCTGAAGGACAAGGAGCTGACCCAGCGTCAGGACGTGGATCAGAAGAAGCTGGCTCTGGAGAGCAAGAAAATCCTGCAGCGCGCAACCTCTGATGCGGCCCGGATCGAGGTCCAAGAGCAGGTGTCCGAGGACCGCACTCAGATCGCTCGTGAGCGCATTGCCGCCCAACAGCAGCAGGCTGCCCTGAACCGTCAGCGGGGACAGTGAACATGAACGTTGTTGTCTTTGCAAAAGCTATGTATAAGCAACTGGACGAGCGCCGCGAAACCCTCGCGGATCAGCTCGTCCTCGGTGCCGCTAATAGCTTTGAGCATTATCGGCAGGTCGTGGGAGAGATTCAGGGACTCGACTACGCGCGGGAAACCTTAAAATCCCTGCTGGAGAAATCTGACGACGATGTCGAAGACACTTTACGTTCCTGAGCACATTGCTCAGCGCATCGCAGCCAAGAAAGCTAAAGAGGCAGAACAGTCCGGGGTAGGCGCAGCCTACGTGGACTCCAGCGCTCGAGTTCTTGACCCCTCCCTCTTGGAGAAAAGCCTTCTCGACCGCCTCCCGCAACCTACCGGGTGGCGCATTCTTGTTATGCCGTACAAGGGCAAGGAAAAGACCGAAGGCGGCCTGATCCTGCCGGATCAGGTTCGTGAACGGGAGGCCTTGGCGACGGTTGTCGCCTATGTCCTTCGCATCGGTCCGTTGGCCTACTGCGACCCCAACAAGTTTGGGGACAACCCGGAACCGTGGTGCGCGGAGGGTCAATGGGTTTGCATCGGCCGTTATGCGGGCTCTCGGTTTCGCATTGATGGCGGCGAAGTCCGCATCATCAATGACGATGAGGTGATCGCCACGCTGGCCGACCCCGACGACATCCAACACATTTGAGGGCATGAACATGAGCCAGAACAACGAAGAGTTTGACGACGACGTCTCCGTCGAGATTGAGTCCGAGGGTCAAGGGACCCCTGCGTCAGCGCAGGACGATGATGACGAGCTTGGTCAGTACAGCACTAAGGTACAGTCGCGCATCAACAAGCTCACGGCCAAGAGCCGCGCTGCCGAACGCGACAAGGAAGAGGCTCAGCGCTTGGCTGAGCAGCTCTACCAAGAGAACCAGCGGCTGCAGCAGCGGGTCAAGGGTCTCGATACCGGCTATCTGAGCGAGTACGGCACCCGTCTCGAGGCTCAGGCTATCGCTGCCAAGGACGCCTTCAAGAAGGCCTATGAGTCCGGTGATCCGGACGCTTTGGCGTCGGCTCAGGAGCAGATGTCGAAGATTGCCATCGATCAGGAGCGTTTCCGGATCGCAAAGCAGCGCTCGGAGGCCCAGCCGCAATCGGCTGAGCGGGCCGAGACCCCAGCTCCGCAGGCCCAGCGCCCGCAGGAAGTCAAGGTGGACAAGAAGGCGCAGACTTGGGCCGAGAAGAACGAATGGTTCGGATCGGACAAGATGCTCACCGCTGCGGCGATGGCTTTGCACAGCACTCTCGTCGAAGATGAAGGGTTTGACCCAACGTCCGATGAGTACTATAGTGAAATCGATAGTCGGATTCGTCGGGAGTTCCCGCACAAGTTCAAGACTACTCAATCGGCTGCACCAGCCCGGGTCGCCTCTGCCGCGGCAAGTGCATCTAAGGCCGCTGTACAGGGGCGCAGGTCGGTGAAGCTCTCCGCTTCTCAGGTCGCCATGGCGAAACGTCTCAACGTTCCGCTGGAAGAATACGCGAAATACGTGAAGGAGTGAGATCATGACCGACAGAACCCCGCGCGAGAGCGCAACCCGCGATGCCGAATCGCGCCGCAAACCTTGGGCCCCGCCCAGTGTCCTTGACGCCCCGCCTGCACCCGAAGGGTATAAGCATCGCTGGGTCCGCTCCTCGATCCGGGGAGAAGAGGACAAAGGAAACGTGTTCAACCGCTTGCGTCAGGGCTACGAGCCCGTCCGTGCGGAGGAGCATCCGGGATACCAAGCACCCACGATTGAGGACGGCAAGCATGCCGGGGTCATTGGAAACGGTGGTCTGATTCTCACTCGTGTTCCTATCGAAACAGCCCAAGAAAGAACCGCGTATTACGGGGGCCGGACCCGCGAACAAATGGAAGCTGTTGATCAGGACCTGATGAAAGAGCAACATCCGTCGATGCCGATCAATCAACAACGGCAAAGTCGGGTATCTTTTGGCGGACGTAAAAAGTCCGACTGACAAGGAGCAACATAATGCCTAACTCTTCCGGTGCGTTCGGGCTTCGCCCGATCAACCTCGCGGGTGGCGCTCCCAACAGCCAAGGTACCAACGCGTACTTTATCGCTTCGGACGCTTCTGCGATCTACAATGGTTCCCCGGTCATTGCGACCAATGGTGGCTCGATTGCCATCACTGGCTCGGCCTCGGGCGACACCTACAAGCACGTCGGCGCATTCGCAGGCTGCGAATACGTCTCGTCCGTGACTGGAAAGAAAACTTGGTCGAACTACTGGCCCGGTTCCGGCGCGAACACCAACTTCGACATCGTTGGGTATGTCTATGACAACCCCACCCAGCGCTTCGTCATTGCCACCGACGCGACGTTCACCAACCGGGCTACCGCCCGTGCGGCGATCTTCGAAAACACCCAGTTCGACTCGGGCACTTCCGGTTCGACCACCACGGGTCAGTCGTCGGCATCGATGGACGTGGCTACGCTCGATGCTTCGAACGCGTCGCTTCCGCTCAAGATTCTCGGCATCTATGATGATCCGACCAGCCAAGACTTCGCGGCTGCAGGCATTCAGATGATCGTGATGTTCAACAACCATGCACTCCTTCAGGCTGATTCTGAAGGCACGGTGGCATAAGGAGACCTGACCTATGGCAATTTCGCGCGCACAACTTGCGAAAGAGCTTGAGCCCGGTCTCAATGCTCTGTTCGGCATGGAGTATGCTCGGTATGAAAACCAGCATGCTGAAATCTTCACCACCGAGTCCTCGGATCGTGCATTCGAGGAAGAGGTTATGCTGTCCGGGTTCGGCGCAGCACCGACCAAATCGGAAGGTTCGGGCATCGCCTATGACGATGCACAGGAAGCCTACACCGCTCGGTACAACCACGAGACCATCGCACTGGCCTTCTCGATCACCGAGGAAGCCATCGAGGACAACCTGTACGACCGCCTTGGCAGCCGTTACACCCGTGCCCTCGCCCGTTCGATGGCTCACACCAAGCAGGTGAAAGCCGCTGCCATCCTGAACAACGCCTTCACCGGCGGTGCTTCGGCCGGTGGTGACGGTGTGGCTCTCTGCGCCACCAACCACCCGCTGGTGAACGGCTCGACCTTCGCCAACAAGCCGACGACCGACGCTGACTTGAACGAAACCTCGCTCGAGGACGCTCTGATCAGCATCGCTGGTTTCGTTGACGAACGTGGCCTGAAGGTCGCTCTGCGCGGCACGAAGTTGGTGATTCCTCGCCAGCTGCAGTTCGTTGCAGAACGCCTGATGGTGTCGAACCTCCGCGTCGGCACCGCCGACAACGACGTGAACGCCATCCGCTCGATGGGCATGCTGCCGGAAGGTTACGCAGTCAACGACTTCTTGACCGACCCGGACGCCTTCTTCATCAAGACGGACGCACCGCGCGGCTTCATCCACTTCGAGCGCACCCCGCTCTCGACTGGCATGGAAGGCGACTTCGACACCGGCAACATGCGCTACAAGGCCCGTGAACGCTACTCGTTCGGCTTCTCGGACCCGCGTTGCGTGTTCGGTACGACCGGCGCTTAATCCCCTGCACCACCTTCGGGAATGCAGTGAAAGGTCCACTTCGGTGGGCCTTTCTTTTTCACTCTGGCCCGTGTAGACTGCCGCAAAGGGTAACATCAGCCGCGCAGACAGGACGCCCTTCCTGACGTTGCACAGACTGCGGGGCGACTCTTCGTGCAAGGAGCTCATCATGGGCAAGACTACTTTTTCGGGCCCGATCCGGGCAGGCAACATCGCCAACACCACCGGCACCACGCTGGGCACCAACGTCAAGAACGTCGGTTCTGTCGTCATGGCTCAGATTTTCCCGGTCACGCAGGCTAACACCGCGACCGCCCTCGGGACGGAGATCGTGCTACCCGCCAACAGCCATGTCATCAACATCCAGATGCTGAACACTGTGGCATGGGACGGCGCTGCCAGCACCCTGAGCATTGGTACCACGGCTACCGCCACTGAGCTCGTTGCGCTGACATCCATGACTGTCGGTCTTGTCGGCTTGAACCCCGGCACGGACGCCACCCGCACCGCTAACTGGGACGACACCGGCACCACCGACAAGCGCATCTTTGTGAAGTCGGCCAACACTGGCGCTGGCGTCGGAACCGTCACGGTTCGCTACGTCCAAGCCCACGAACTCCCCTAATAGGAGGCCCTTATGGCCGGTTCTGATACTAAGTCAAAGCGGGTCACGGGGACAGGAGCGCTCACTGTTGGGCGCTCCCGCCTTCGCATGATCGTCGTTACGACCACCGCTGGCGCAGGTCGCCTGACACTTACCGACGGCAGCGGCGGCAGCACTCTCATGGACGTCGATCTCGTGGCCAGCACCACGCATAACGTCTACATCCCCGAGGAGGGCATCTTGTTCCAGTCCGACATCTTCGTGTCGGCGGCAACGAACCTGACGTCTGCAACACTCTTCTGGTCCTGAGGCGCTAGTGGCCCCGCGCAGTAAAATAATGGAGAACGGAGAAAAACCGTGCCCCTGCTGCGCGGAGGTTTTTTTGCTCGACATGTTCTACACGACCGGAAAAACATCTTCTGGTGAGACTAAATACAATTCTTGGTGCAAGAACTGCATCAAGAAGAAGATGGCGTCTTACCACAAGCGCACTTACGGACCCGAAGCACTCCAGTTTTACGCCACACGGAGGACAAGATCGGCCCGCTCCTACTTGACTTACCTACTTGCGAAGGCGCGAAAACGCCATGAATGCACGATCCGTGTGGAGTTCTTGGAGCGTTTGTGGGCCACCCAAGGTGGAAGATGCGCACTTAGCGGAACCCCTATGACCATGGTTTTGGGTTCCGGTGTTCAGCCCCATAACGTCAGTATCGACCGCATATGTTCTGACGAGCCCTACGTGGAGGGCAACGTGCAACTTGTTTGTCGTTGTGTTAATGTTGCGAAAAGCGACCTAAAACAGGATGACTTCATCGCCCTTTGCCGGGCGGTAGTGGAGATGGCAGATGGCAAAGACGCCAGCATGGCAGCGTAAGGCCGGGCAAGATCAGAAAGGCGGTCTCAACGCCAAGGGCCGAGCTTCGGCTAAGGCCCAAGGCATGAACCTGAAGCCCCCGGCTCCGAACCCGAAGACCAAGGAGGACAAGGGCCGTCGCGCGTCCTTCTGTGCCAGAATGTCTGGGATGAAGAAAAAGCTGACGAGCGAGAAGACCCGCAACGATCCGAACAGCCGGATCAACAAATCGCTTCGCGCGTGGAACTGCTGATATGAACCGTGGAAGCATGACGCAACAGATTTCCGAACCCGGAGGGAAGAGGATGGCAAAGACCGGCTTGTATGCTAACATCAACGCCAAGCGGAAGCGCATCGCCGCAGGCTCTAACGAGAAGATGCGGAAACCGGGAACCAAGGGCGCACCTACCGCGAAGGCTTTCCGCGAGTCCGCCAAAACAGCGAAGGGGAAGAAGTGATGAATTACGGCAAAAAGGGCGGTAAGGGTTGCTCGGCCGACATGATCAGCCCGCGCAAGGCTATGGCTATGGGCATGAAGCCCTCGGGTGCCAAGAAGGGCGCTAAAAAGGGCGCGAAATAACCCATGACCACATCAGGGACGCGCGACTTCAATCTGGACGTCGCGGAGATCATCGAGGAAGCGTATGAGCGCTGCGGGCTTGAGGTCCGCACGGGCTATGACGCGCGCACTGCCCGTCGGTCTCTGAACCTGATGCTGGCAGAATGGGCCAACCGCGGCCTCAACCTGTGGACCGTGGCCGAGGGCATGTTCACGGTCACCGCAGGCGATCCGTCCTATGTGCTGGCTGCCGATGTTGTCGATATCCTCGACGTCATCGTCCGTCGCAGCGGGACGGACTACGAGATGGATCGGATCAGCCGGACGGAGTACTTCACCCTGCCGAACAAGACCACGCAGGGTCGGCCGAGCCAGTACTTCCTTGATCGGACGATCACCCCGACGATGTATGTCTGGGCGGCTCCCGAGAACTCGACGGACCAGATTCGGTACTACTACGTTCGTCGTATGCAGGACGCCAACTCGCTGACCAATACGAACGACATCCCGTTCCGTTTCCTGCCCTGCATGGTCGCTGGCCTTGCTTACTACATCTCGATGAAGCGGTCTCCGGAGCGCACGGGGCTGCTGAAGGCGGTCTACGACGAAGAATTCCAGCGGGCTGCGGACGAGGACATTGACCGTGTCCCGCTCAAGCTGCAGCCCGGCAGGCCTTACCTGAGGGGCTAACGCATGTACGCAACAGGCAAAAAGGCTTGGGGCATTTCGGACCGCTCTGGCGTTCGATATCGCCTGCGCGACATGCGGAAAGAGTGGACCGGGGCGCTGGTGGGCCCGGATGAATATGATCCAAAGCACCCGCAGCTGTATCCACCCAAGACCTACCCTGACCCTCAGGCCCTCAAGAACCCTCGCCCTGACCCGGAGGAAGGCCACGTCTACGTCCCCGTGGGCAATACTGTCTTTCCGCCAGTGGCGATCATCTACCCGATGGTCGTTAGTCTCGGCTTTGTTACGGTGGTGACCACATGAGCTTTACATACGGCCAGCTGAAGCAGGCTCTGCAGGACTATCTCGAGACCTCGGAGACCACCTTCGTAAACAACCTGCCGCTGTTCATCCGGATGTCGGAGGAGCGGATTCTCAAGAACGTGCAGCTGAGCCTGTTCCGCAAGAACGCCACGGCCAACGCCACAATTGGGAACCAGTATCTGGCCTCCCCAAGCGACTTCCTCGCCCCGTTTTCGCTGTCTTACATGGGCGACAACAACGACAAGGTCTTTACCGAGTTCAAGGACGTGAGCTTCGTGCAGGAGTACACGCCCGATTCGAGCACGACCGGGGCTCCGAAGTACTACGCCCAGTTTGACAATGAAAACTTCATCCTGAGCCCGACTCCGGACGACAACTATGTCATGGAGCTCCATTACTTCTACCGCCCCGCCAGCCTAACGGCCGGTTCGGATAGCGGCACCACGTGGCTCAGCATCAACGCCGAACTTACCTTGTTCTACGGGGCGATGGTCGAGGCCTACATCTTCCTCAAGGGTGACCCGGACATGATGGCCACCTACGACAAGCGGTTCCAAGAGTCACTGATCGGTCTCAAGATGCTGGGCGAGGCACGTCAGGTCACTGACGAGTACCGCACCGGTATGATCATTCGAGGGAAACAGTAATGTTCGCAGCCTCCATGAACCTGCCCCTGACCCCCATCGTGACGGTCACGACCACCAGCAACCGAGGTCAGACGCCCGAGGAGGTCGCGCTTCGCTGCGTGAACAAGCTCATCAGCGTGTCGGATTCCGCCCCGCAGGAGATCAGAGATCAGGCGCTTGCCTACCGCGCCGCCCTGCTCAAGGTCGTGACGGCCTACATGAAAGAAGCAGTTACCAACGACCGGGTTACTGTGTATAATGCGCTCGTAGATGCCGGGCACCCACAATTGGCTGCGGCCATTCAGAAGCTATAGGAGGCTACTTTGGCCATTTCGCAAGCAATGTGCACTTCGTTCAAAGACGAACTCCTCGAGGGCGTCCACGACTTCCGCTCGAGCGGCGGCGATACCTTTAAGATCGCGCTGTACACCAGCTCAGCGACCTTGGGTGCAGCCACCACGGCCTACTCGGCCACGAACGAGGTTGCCAACTCTGGCAGCTACTCGGCGGGCGGCGGTGCCTTGACCAACATCAGCCCGACCACCTCGGGCACCACGGCCCTCACCGACTTCGACGACATCTCGTTCACGTCGGCAACGATCACGGCCCGCGGTGCGTTGATCTACAACACGACTCCGGCGCACACTTACACCAACCCTGCCGTGGCAGTGCTGGACTTCGGCGGCGATAAGATTTCGACTGCCGGTACGTTCACCATCCAGTTCCCCGCAGCAACGGCGTCGGATGCCATAATTCGCATCAGTTAAGGAGCCGCCATGGCCAACACGACCCTTACAGGCTGGGGCCGTGGTGCGTGGTCCTCTGGGGCGTGGGGCGAAGCGCTCCCCGTTATCGTCACCGGTGTATCTGCTGCGGGCGCTGTTGGCGACGTTGTTGTCACAGGCTCTGCACTTGTCCAACCGACGGGCGTAGCCGCCACAGGTGCCGTGGGCACTGTCGTCGTCACGGGCACCGCTGTTGTTGATCTGGTTGGCGTCTTCGCTGCGGGAGCCCTTGGCACGGCCACTGTGGCCGCGAACGCAGATGTCCCGGTTACGGGCGTATCTGCCGCCGGAGCCCTTGGCACCGTTGTTGTCACAGGCACCGCTGTTATCCAAGCCACAGGCGTCTCCGCTGCGGGCGCGCTTGGTGATGTGATAGTTACCGGCACCGCCGTTGTTGATCTGGTTGGCGTCTCGGCTACAGGTGCCGTCGGCACGGTAATCCCGTTTGCTGGCGCAGATGTGGCTGTCACAGGCCTCGAGGCGTCTGGCGCAGTTGGCGACGTGGTGATTATCATCCCGACGATTGCCGAGGTTACTGGGGTTTCGGCCACTGGCGCTGTGGGCACAGTCGTCCCGTTTGCTGGCGCAGATGTGAGGTTGACTGGGGTTTCCGCATCTGGGGCCATCGGGATTGTCTTCATCTGGGGCCAAATCGTGCCCACTCCCGGTACGGCATGGACGGACGTCGATCCAAGTGCTATAAATTCATGGACACCTATTGAGCCAGCGCCGCCTACGGTCTGGACCCCCGTCGCCGCGTGAGGATGAGCAATGCCCAGCACATACACAACCAACCTCGGAATCGAGCTCCCAGCGGACGGTGAGCTTGACGGAGTCTGGGGCGACGTCGTCAACGAGAACATGGACATTCTGGATCGGGCCATCAACGGCTCGATTACGCTGTCGCTGAGCGGTACGTCTTCGACGCTGACCACCACAGACGGCGCACTGTCTGACGGCCAGTATAAGTTGCTGGTTCTGGGCGGGAGCCCGAGTGGAACTCACACGATTACGATTGCCCCGAGCGACGCACAGAAGGTTTACTTCGTGCGGAACACCACGGCCCAGAGCGTGATCTTTACTCAGGGCTCGGGCGGCAACGTCACGATTGCCCCGAGCGACGGCGCGATCATCTACGCTGACGGCGGCGGGGCTTCGGCTGCCGTAGCTCTCTTGAGCACTGTTGTGGCCAGCACCACCGTGCCTCGGACCTCGACGATTGGCGCGGCTCAAATCCCTGCGGGGACGACGGCCCAGCGCCCCACGGCTGCCACGGGTCAGTTCCGCTTCAACAGCGATGTGACCAAGTTCGAGGGCTACAACGGCTCTGCTTGGGGATCGGTCGGCGGCGGTGCGACGGGTGGTGGTTCTGACGAGATTTTCGTGGAGAACGGTCAGACTGTAACCACGAACTACACGCTGACGACGAACAAGAACGCAATGTCGGTCGGCCCGATTTCTATCAATTCTGGCGTGACCGTGACTATTCCCTCTGGCTCAAACTACGTGGTTTTGTGAATGCCGAAGCCTAGGTCCAGATCGCAAGAAGAACTCGACCACATCTGGGGATCGTGGATAATGTCCCCTGATGGCGTTCTTACTTGGAAGCGAAATGCGGGTGGCGGGAAGCTGGCTGGCGATCCTGTTGGGGTGACTACGGCAGAAAACGGCAATCAAACTTGCGTCCTGTATTTCGACAAAAAGCTGCGAGGCTATTCCGTTGGTCAGGTGGCTTGGTTCCTCTACCACAATCAATGGCCGATGCTTGAGGTTGACCACATTGACTGCAACCCCGGAAACCACAAAGCAGAAAACCTGCGCCTAGCAACCCGTCAGGAACAGTGTTTTAATCGCGTTGCTGGCAGAAAGGGCCGCCCGAACAAAGGTGTCTATCAGACACCAACTGGGAAATGGGTGGCTCAAATGTGGCTGGACGGCAAAGTTATCTGGCTCGGAACTCATGAAACAGAGGAGGAAGCAGCCTTGGTCCGCATGAACGCCGCTGCAAAAGCGCAAGGCGCTTTCTCTAACACCAAATCATATGGGGTGATCTGATGCCTTTGACTCTGAATGGAACAACTGGCATCGCGGGTGCCAACGGCTCGGCCTCCACTCCGGCTGTGCAGGGCGAGGATACCAACACCGGGGTGTTCTTCCCTGCGGCTGATACTGTGGCTGTGGC